TCACTGAACAATGAATCATATGCTGCGAATGCAGCATCAATTCCGGGATCACCCGCTGGTAACGTTGCCTGTGCAGCTTCATAAGCTTTTCTGGCCGTTTCTATTTTTTTATCCCACTGTTGCAATTGATCAATGATTTGAAAACCTTTATTTGCATTTGCTACCAAGGCGTCAAATTTATCTATCGTTCCTTGTGAAATTTCACCTACTAGATTTGGCATAGGAATACCCGGATCACCAAACAAATTAGTTATCTGGGATGTTATACTTGTTCTGTCAGTGGTGTTGATTCCGATAGTGGGGAGTTTGATAGTGGATGGACCACCTGATGCCAGCGAGGACAATGATGATTGTAACTGTGCGATTGCTCCGACTGGAAGACCAGCAGAGGCCAATGCGGTCAATCCATTAAGTTGCGACTGTGCAGAATTTAAGGTGGCCCCAATGGTGCTTCCTAGCGAACTCAATGACGGTACTATACCACTCATTGCAGAAGTCTGCGCGATCTTAATTGCACCAGATATTGTGCTTAGACCCGGTATAGTGTTTATTGCATTTGCTGCGTTATTTATTATTGAACCAGCGGTGCTAATTCCTCCTGGCAAATTGCTCATTCCACTAGCCAATGCTGATGATACCGAAGCAGCACTACCGGATTGTATTGATGCGGCGGATGCAGCCAATGAAGATAGTCCTCCCGAAGATATTGTTGGACCTGCACCTGCAATTGCGTTTACAGTGTTAACTGCATTTTCTATTCCACCAACAATGTGGTTAACTGATGTCAGTACTGAAGTTGATCCTGACACCGCACCTGTAAATGAACTAGCTATTGCAGTGATTCCCCCGACTGTAGTTGTCGCTACTGTTGGTGTAGTTGAACTAGTGGATGCAATAGTTGATAGTCTGTTATTAATTTGGTCTATTGATCCAGTTATACCAGCAATGCTATTATTCAGCACAACAGATGCTTTGTTCACTGATCCCAACACATTTTCGACAGAATTTATTGCACCAGCAGCGGATGATAAAGTAGCACTAACTCCACCGACAGCAGCGACTGTTCCGACTATATTAGATGCTGCACCAGCAATGCTGGAAAGTTCACCAGCTATACCAGATACGGAGTTTAATACACCAGAAGCTGCGCCGCCCCCAACTGCACTTAATACTGAACTGCCCAATTGTGAACTCTGACTTGCCGTGGCTGCAGCATCTGCGGCATTCGCTTTGGCAATGGCAGTTAAGTTCTGTGGAACATTTGGCTTCAGTGGCTTAAAAGATTTCTTGATAGCATTAAATGCAGAAGCAGCTACTCCTTCAACTTGATTAAGTAAGTTGGCCAAACTAGGTACATTTCCCATCGCGGTTAATGCGCTCGCTATCCCTCCAAGTCCACCGATTGATGAAGCCAATCCGGCTGCTGCTGCGCCTGCACCAATTGCGTTAATTGCAGATTTTACATTATTAAATTTACTGAACGAATTCAATGAGCCAGTGGCGCTATTGATAGTATTTCCTATTTGATTTGCTGTTCCCGCTACACTTTGTACCGCAGCTACTGTGGTTTCTAGACCCTGTGTAGCAGCAGATGTTACCAAACCGGCAACTTGTGACGATGATTCTGATCCAGTTATTGCTCCAATTGTTCCTAGCGCAGTCTGTGCTTTTTGCATAGTATTAACTAATGCGGTTGTTTGAGCAGTGGTGTTTTTCACCAAGGTGCTTAAATTTTGTGCACCGGGTGCTCCAGTAAACAGGTTGTTAGACATCGCGGATGTCACGGTTGCCCCTACTGACACGAGACCGTTAATTAATGTGTCTGCTCCTGGCTTTAGAACGCCTGCTGTGGCAAGTTGAGTTGGTGTTAAACCATATGGTCCAACCGCACATACATTACCATAATTGGAGGATATCACGGCGGCTCCTTGCGTTGCCGCAGCGGCTAATGGTCCTGAGGCAGTCTGTGTTGCAACACTTGCCGCAATTGCAGCCGTGGTATTTTTATCAAGAGCCTTTGATATTGCCTGTGATGGTGGTGCTGATGCGACCGTGGCTACTGCAGGAGGGACCGCAGATGATGTTGCGGCGGCAGCAACACCAGTTTGCTGCACGGCAGATGTTGGCTGTGACGGGAGATTTGAATCTGCGTTTAAATTTGTTTTCACATCTACACCTTGACCAGCATTTGCCCAAGGTGCGTGTGCAGGCGCTCGCGAAGCAATGGTTAATAATTTTCCGGGTGCAGCCATGAATCCTTTTTCACTATCATACAAGGTGTCTGTTTGAGCCACCAATGGTATGGTAGGGACTGCTACTGGAGTCGTGGAAGGTGAACCGCTATTCAAGTTTACTTTTGATCCGTTGATGTATGTCTGTCCACCACCGACCAATGACGCATCACCGCCTGCACCAAATGCCATGGCACCACCTGATAGTCCAGTAAGCTTACCGAGAGCACTAAGATTCATATCTTGTGTGGCGCGTGCTTGTATATTTTCTTCAGAATTAAAACGAATATTTTTTGCTTGAAAATTTAAATCTTCCATCGCATGAACATTAATGTTTTGATCGGCATGTAAATTGAGGTCACCTTGTGTTCTAACATTGACAGAGTTGGTGGAATACATATCAATTGTGCCTTCCTTACCCAACTCAATATAGGACTGACC